TTAAAGCTAAAGATGAAGAAATTCAACAGCTAAAAGAGGCACAAGCAAAACGTGACGCAGAAGTAAAACAAGCCGCTGTGTTAGCTGATGCAAAAACTGCATTTAAAGAAGTCAATTTTGCGGATAACGCGACTGTGCGCGAAATCCAAGAAAGTGCGGTAGTTGCGCAGGGTATTTTCACTAAAGACGAGGCAGCCAAATTATCCGATGAGGAAATTTCGGGCGCATACCAAACGGCAAAAGCGGTCGTGGCGAAGTTAGCCGGTGAACGTAAATCGCTTGGTAGTATTTTGCTTGGTGACGCTGCGATGAATAAAGCTGCGCCGTCTATCGATTTTAACAAAACCTACAACAGCTAAGGAGAGTGACTAAATGAGTTACGCTTATGAACAAGCGCCTGCACGTGCGGGTGAATTAGGTAAAGGTAACATTGCCAGTGCAAAAACAAGTGCCGAAATGGTTTCCGGTGGTGCATTAAAAGCAGGCTTATTTGTTGCTTTAAATGCGGCTGGCGGAGTGAAAGCATTGACAGCAAAAACCGATGTAATTGCCGGTGTGATTTTGGCAAGCCGTATTAAAGACGAATGGGCGGAAGGTGAATTGGTCGATATCATGCACATTGCCCCAGCTGACGCTATTTGGGTGATTGCTGCTGACGGCGAAACTGTTGCTCGTGGTGATAAAGTTTATGCTATCGCCGTAGCAAATGGCAATAAGAAAGCCGGCACAATTCAAGGTAAAGCGGACGCAACCAACGCGATCGCAACTGATTACAACGTGATTGATGTTAAAGGTCAATTAGCGTTAATTACCAAACTTTAAGGAGTGATGAATGTCATTATTGGCTTATGTACAAAATGGCTTAACCGCCGTAAGTAAGGATATTGCGGAAACAAAATACCCTGAAATTGTTTTCCCGCAATTTGTTTATGTTGATCAGCAAACTGCGGTAGGTATTACCGAAAAACTTCACTATGGTGCCGATGAGCATGGTTCCCTTGACGATGGTTTAATTACCACCGGCACAAGCACACTTGACCAAGTGGAAGTAGGCTTCACACCGACCCGATCTTACATTGTGCCATGGGCGAAATCCGTTACATGGACCAAACCTGAACTTGAGCAAGGTCAATTGTTGGGCTTGGCATTGAATACCGCCAAAATCATGGCATTAAACAAAAACGCACAACAAACTCTGCAAAAAGTGGCGTTCTTGGGTCATGCCAAAGACACCCGCTTAACCGGTCTTTTGAATAATAAATCCGTTGAGGTTTATGCCATCAAAGGCGCGGCGCAGAACAGCAAAGTTCAGGCGATGGACTTTGATAAAGCGGTGGCTTTCTTCAAAGAAATTTTCTTGCAAGGCATGGAAAAAACCAAACGCATTGAAGCGCCGAACACCTTTGCTATTGATAGCTTAGACTTAGCTCACTTGGCATTAACGCAACGTGCCAACACCGACACAACCGCATTAGAGTTTTTAACCAAACATCTTTCTGCGGCTGCCGGTCGTGAAGTCGCGATTAAAGCGTTACCGTCCAATTACGGCACGCAAGTAACCAAAGACAAAACCCGTGCGATGGTTTATGTGAACAGCAAAGAACACGTTATCTTTGACGTGCCAATGTCGCCTACTGTGTTAGACGCACAGCCTAAAGGTTTATTAGCCTTTGAATCCGGTTTGCGTATGGCATTTGGTGGCGTAACATTCATGGAGCCTGATTCAGCGCTTTATGTCGACTACTAAGGGGTGAGTTATGCCATTAACCGAAGATTTTTTATTACGCTATCCTGAATTTGGAAAGACCGATGCAAAACGTATCGGTCTTTTTCTTTCTGACGCACAGGCGGAAGTAAGCAAAGTTCGGTGGGCTAAATTGTACGATCGCGGTGTAATGGCATTAACCGCGCATTTGCTCAAACTTAGTGCTGACGCAGAAATTAGCGGAGGTGCCGCAAACCGTAATCTCGCAAGCGAAAGTGCGGGCGAATTATCGGTGAGTTATGCGGCGCCGATTTACACAAATGGTTCTGACGACTTTTATCAGCTTACGGCGTATGGGCAAGAGTATTTGCGACTACGTAAATTGGTTGGCATTGGTGTAATGGTGGCGTAAATGACGGTGCAAATCACGGGGAATTTAGCGCAAGCAAAAGCGTTAATTGAGCGATTGAGGGCTGATAAAGACAAAGCGGTTTATGTTGGATTTCCTGCTGAGTTTGATAAGCCAGTCGAGGGGGCTGAGAATTTTAATCTCGCCTCTTTGGCGGCTGTATTGGAGCTTGGCAATGAACATATTAAACCGCGTCCTTTTTTACGCCAAACACTCTCGGAAAACCAAGAGAAATATACCGCACTTTTTGTTCAGTATTTTCAGGAAGGGATGGATATTGCGCAGATTTATAAAGAGCTAGCAATTAAGGCTCAAGGTGATGTCCAGCTTAATATAGCAAGTGGTAAATGGATTAAAAATGCAGATTCAACCAAAATAGCATGGAAACTTAAGGATGTTAAAGATCCTAAACGCAGGAAAAAACTTAGAGCAACATTAGATCCAAGTAGCATTAAGAAAAACCCACTCATATGGGATGGGCACTTGCGTGGTTCTGTAAAAGGTATAGTTAAATGAGTTTAATCAATCAATATCCTCGCTTTCTGAATAGCAAATTTCGCCAAGTTGTCACCGTGAAACATCTGCAGGGTGAGCATTCATCCGATGGGTTTGGGGCGAGTTATACCGATGAAAGCGTGATGGCCATTGTTATGCCGACCTCTCCTAATGATGTGTTGTTATTGCCAGAAGGTGAGCGTTTTATTCCCTCAATAAAAATCTACACCATTAAGCCGTTAAAAATAGGTGATTTGGTTATTTATGAAGGGGAAACCTACAAAATAAAAACCGTAGCAAATTGGGGGAAATATGGATACCACAACAATATCGGCGTTAGACACAGCCAAACTGCGAAAGTGGATTCAACAGGCTTTACAGTTACCTAATGGCGCTGTTATTGGTGGCTGGCTCCCTGAAAATCCTTTACCTGCTTTTATTACCGTGGATTTGATGACAAGCAATGAAATAGGGCAGGCTACGAGAGAATTTGACGGCAAACGTGAGCGTATCATTCAGTCAATGCAAAGCACAGTAAGCGTCTCTTGTTTCGGTCGACATTCCCTTGCGCAGTGTTACAAGCTAAAAGCCATTTTCCAAAGTTCGGCGTTTCTTTCCTTTCTCAAATCAAACCACTGGGGTGTGATTCGTTTTTCAGATGTTCGCAATTTAACGGCTACCGTTGGCGCAGATTATGAAGAGCGAGGGCAGTTTGATGTTGTATTTAGCCATCATCATATTGTTGATACACCTTTAGATCCAATAGAAAGCGTTGAGCAACGCACAAACCATATAATCCAACAAATAGGAGGATAGCCTTATGGCATTATCTATCTCGCAGATTGTCAATGTGCAGTTAAATACTGTACCAAAATCTGCCGCGCGTAAATCATTCGGTATCGTGGCATTGTTTACGCCTGAAGCAGGGCAAGCATTTGCGGATGCGACTACGCGTTATGTTTATGTCGAAACTCAACGTGATGTAGAGCAGTTATTCGGCACAAATTCAGAAACAGCAAAAGCATCACAGCCGTTTTTTGCTCAAAGTCCTCGTGCTAAACAATTAATTATTGCACGTTGGCAAAAAGAACCGGCAACCATTAATGCAACCAAGAACACATTAAATGGGGCGACCTTGTCGGATGATTTAGGGCGTTTTAAAGCGGTTGTAAATGGCCAGTTTTCATTAACCATTGGCACTGAAACCAAGAAAGTGAGTGGACTATCTTTTGCAGATGCATCAGATTTCAATGCCGTTGCAACCAAAATTCAAGCTAAATTGACCGCACTTCCCTCATCTTTGTCTATTTCTTACGATAATGTAGGGCAACGTTTTATCATTACTTCTAATAACGCAGGGGAAGATAAAGCGACCGAAATCCATTACGCCTTTAATGGTGGCGGTGACGGTGAGTATATTGGCTCATTGCTTAAATTAGAAAATGG